GATATTGATAAACTTAAGGGTGTGGCGGCACAATTGAGCAAGCCAACAACTTTAAACAAGTTTATTTATAAAGAATATTATGAAGCTCCGTTTAATGCAATGTGTGGTAGAGTTCTTGGCGGCGACGCAGATAAAAGTGGAATCTATAAAATTACTAATATTCAAAATCAGATGTGCTATATCGGGCAGACTAAAGCTGGTTTTAAAAATCGTTGGCGAACACATGTTAAACGAGGATTAGGTTGTGAAGAACAAACTAATAACCGCCTATATGATGCTCTTAAAAAAGAAGGGGTAGAAAATTTTACATTTCAGGTTGTTGAGTTTTGTGATAGAAAAGATTTGACAGAAAGAGAAAAATTTTATATTGATTTTTATAATTCTAAAGATTATGGCTATAACTCAAAAATTTGATTGCTCCGAATTGCGTCGCGGCTTGCCGCGGCGCTTATTATTATTTAAATAGATTAAAGATTTTGATTGGCTTGCGGCATCGCCGCGAAGCCAACGCGCTTTTTGATTACTTTTTGCCGCGATAGCAAAAAGTAATAAATAACTTAAAATACTCATTATCAATGGGTAGTAAAATAATATTATAAGGTGTGAGGTGATAAATTATGATAGGAATTTATAAAATAACCAATAAATTAACCGGCAAGGCTTATATTGGACAATCTATTGATATAAAGAGAAGATGGAAAGAGCATATAAATAACTCCTCTAATTCTTTAATTCATAATACTATTATAAAATACGGCAAGAATAATTTTATGTTTGAAGTATTAGAAGAATGTAACCGTGAACAGTTAAACGAACGAGAAATTTTTTATATTAAGAATTTAAACACCTTATATCCAAATGGTTATAATTTAACCTCAGGAGGACAATTTCAAAATTCAGCACAATTATTATATGACAAGATTAAAAAATCTTACAAAAATTATGAAACATTAACTACTCGTAACTGGTTAATTTATTATTTTCTATTATCTATTGCTTGGAAAGAAGAAGACCATTATTATGTTTATAAAAATCAATTTAAAATAAAAGATGCTTGTGAAATTCTTAATATATCACAACCAACCTGGCGCTCGGCTATTAAAAAATTAAAAGAAGAATTTATTATCAAAGAAAAAGATAAATACTTTGAAATTTCTTTCCCTACTACTTATGCTCCACTGGATATAGAATTGATTAAATTCTTGATTCCTTTTGGTGCTGAATTGTGTAAAAGAAATGGTGGAAATATTATAAGTGTTTATTCAATAATTTATAGATATTGGTTATCTTGCCAAGAAAATAATGAGGTTTGTGAGATTACAGTAAATCAATTAAAAATGATTTTTACATCGCGGCGCACAAAAGAAGATACAATCATTTATAGATTAATGTTAGGTCTATTTGACTCTTATGGATTAATAGATATGACACCAGTTATAAGAGAAAATAATGGAATAAAATATATGGCGTATTTAATTAAAGATGTAAGTTTGACTGTTGATTATGATTTAGATTTAGATTTAAATGCTCCAGAATCAGCAGAAGATATTTTAGAAAAAATAGAAACAAAATATGTAGAAGATATTGAAATTGTAGATTAGTTTTATAAGTCAACTCCATATAAGGGTTGACTTTTTCTCAAAATTATGATATAATTATTATAGTAAATAAGAAAGAGAGGTAATCCTATGGGATTTATTGCTTTAATATTAATTGGTATTGTCGTATATATTGGTGCCGGCACGATATTCGATATTCTTTTTAGTCTATTCTTTGGAGGAAAGAAAAAGTGAAATATAAAGAAATTAAAGTGAAATTTAAGGAGGAAAATTAAAATGAAAGTATTAGTATGTGTGGACCTTCAAAATGATTTTTGCTCATCAAATGGGTCTCTTGCAAGTCCCGCGGCAGAAAAAATTATAATTCCAATTAAGGAACGCATTAAGGCGGCACGAGAAAATAAAGAAATGGTAATCTTTACTCAAGACACCCACGATACAGATTATCTCGAAACCCTTGAAGGACAAAAACTCCCCGTAGAACATTGTATTTATGGTACAAAAGGATGGGAAATCGTTGATGAACTTAAAGATGAGGCGACACTTTGTGTTCTTAAACCAACCTTTATGGGTTTTGACCTTATAAGTCGTATTGAAACTGTTGCTGCGGCGATGAATGAAAGTGTAGAAATCGAAGTTTGTGGAGTATGTACAGATACATGCGTAATTAGCACAGCGCTTATGCTTCGTGGGGCATTTCGTAATTCAAAGATTATTGTAAATTCAAACCTTTGTGCTGATATTACACCAGAGGGTCATGCGGCGGCACTCACAGTAATGAAGAATTGTCAGATTGATGTAATTGAATAAAGGAGGATAATAATATGTATAGAATTAATCTTGTTACAACCAGTGATATAACTGAATTTACTAATATTTGTCAGAATATTGATGGCAGAGTTGAACTTTTTTGTAAGAAAACTGGCTACCGTGTAAATGGTAAGTCACTTCTTGGTTGCCTTGCATCGATGGAGTTTGAGGAAGTATATGCCGATAGTGATATCGATATTTATAATAAGATTGAAAAGTTCGTTATGAACGGCGATGATGGAAATTATATTCACGAATAAGTCTTTACTTTCTCTATAAAATATGATATAATATTTATAGTAAATAAGAAAAGGAGAATGTCTATGTTAGAATTTTTAGTTGGTGCAAGACTTGTTACCGCAGATGATACTGGTTTTGAGGTAGTTGCTCCGGAGCAACTGTAAAATTAACTTGTAAGGAAGACGGTTTCGATGAAATTCTAACAAGTTGGTAAAGGAGGGATATAATGTTTATACCTCAATTAAAAGACGTGAAGGATATCTGTCAAAATGTTTTAAAAGACTGCCGACTTAATCAGGCTGATGAATGCTATGGAGATAGTCTTAATTTCTTTAAGGAGAACGGATTCTTTTTTGAGGAGTGTTGGAGCCTTGATGTTACTCTTGCGGCTCTCATTCTTCCTCGATTAATTTGCTTTAAAGAAAATACTTCCGGTTATCCAGCTTCTTTGGTAAAAGAAGATGATAAAGGTCATGTTATTGAGGAAGACAAATCTAATCAATTATGGCATGAGATACTTGATAAAATGATTTATGCTTTTTGGATTATTGTAAATGAATGTGGCGGCTATTCTATAGGATTAAGCGAAAAAGAACGAGAAGGATTAATTGCGGCGAAGAAAGAAGGATTAAGATTATTTGCCGAATATTTTGAATCTTTATGGGATTAAGGAGATGATAAGATGGATTTAAATAAAGTTTCTGTTAGAATGAAATCTAAAGGACAGTTGATTATTTCATATTTTGATAAGACTGATAAGGGTCTGCTGAAAACAGATGAACAGATTATTAATTGTACTCGTAAAGAGCTTGAAGAGTCACTAAAGGATACTAAAATAAAAGTTGAATATGTATCCGAGAAACCAACTAAATTTCAGATGGGCATATTATATATTTTGGAAACTCCTAAGGGTCAGCGTACACGAATTTATACCAATCAAATAAATGGTTAAGTTTTTATTGAAGAAGGTTTTATAAAAAATCACTTCTATTGTAGAAGAGGTTCGCCTCTTACTATTTTTACGAGGTGATAAATGTATGCCTTACGCAGATAAGCTTGAAAACGCTGCCCTTGCAAAGATTCCTTATGATTCAAAAACATCTGATTCTTGTAATTGCGGCTGCACACATGACAAGCATAATCATGAACATGGTTATTGGGCACCGGGTTGTCCACCACCACCACCACCACCTTGGATGCCGGGATGTCCACCTCCACCACCACCTTGGATGCCGGGATGTCCACCTCCCCCACCACCGTATCCTTACCCATATCCATGCCCTCCTGTAAATCCGGGCGTTGGTTCAATTGAGGCTCAAATTGCAAAGCTTTCTAAGAAAGCAAGTGTAATTAGAAAAATGATTGAGAATCTTGTTAATCGCAACAAGCCCATTGTAATCAATATTGGTATGGGCGCAAGCTATAACTTTGGTTGCTATCTTAATGCTGAACAGACTGAAACAGATTATGGTAAGAGTGTTTTAGAAATGCTTCAAACTGAACTTGAAGCTATCAAAGCAAAAATTGTAGAATTAACAGCAGAACTGGAAGTAGCTGATGAGTCAACTGAAGCTATTGAGGGAACAGTGATATAATTTTGAGCGAGGGCGGCAATAGTCGTCCTCAAACTCTTTACTTTTAACTAAAGTGCCAAGAACTCTCCGAACCTTTAGGTTCGTGAGATGAATTGGCACAAATATCAGTTTGTAGTATAATTAGCTTAGATTATTTTATTACTCATAAAGGAGGTTATTTTCGTATGGGTAATTGGAAATCAGCTAGTCACAATAAGTATTTATTGCAATATCATCTTATATTTGTATGCAAATATAGAAGGAAATTATTAGTCAGTCAGAATATAGCAGATGATGTGAAACGATTATC